GTTTCGGATAGCTGCCGCTATTGTTTTTTTGTCCATTGATGTTCTCCTTTCGAATCTGGTCGCACATAAGCGCATCCCCTTTCAAAAATATAAATCCGCCCACAAGGGGCGGCGATTATTTAACCAACCAGAACTCCGGACGAACCCCGACAGAGTTCGAAGCGCCGCAGCAGCCCGCATTGCCATCGCCGGTCACACGGGCGAAACCAGCCGAAGAAACGCTCCTCTTGGCCGCATTGCGAAGCCACCACCAGCACCAGTCATCCTCAAAATCACAGACTCTGTTTCCACGCCGCTTCATAAGCTCGAACTGCTCATCATTATCCGGCTCAAAGTTTTCGTAAAAATCGTCATGGCCGAAAATCTCCCCGTATGTAGGAAGCGTAATCTCACGAATTTTGGTTCTCAGCTTTTCCGGAAATGCCGGAAGAACCGTTTCGCGGAGCCACCTGCACATATCCGATTTGTCGAAACCGCCCTCATTGGTGTTGGTCTCATTCATCGGATGCCGGGCGATAACATCGTCAAACAGGAAAAGAATTCCCTTGTCCGTCACTCTCTGAGCCGTGGCCGTAAACTTTCCGAAGCCGCTCAGCCTCACCGTAATCTGATCTCCTACACAAATTTCGTTTGTCTTGAACTGCACCTTTCTTGCTACCTTCATGATTTTTTCTCCTTTCAAATATGCATGTGTTTATTTAATTCATAGCTCGCAGAATATCAAGAATATCTGTGGCTACGTCATGCGCAACTGAAAATATAAAACTGTCGTTTCGTTCGTCATGTTCGATACCTGAAAATTCATCCGTCCTTCGGACAAATTCTTCTACAACCTCCATTGGCGAAATATCCCGATGGTGTTGAATGCTCTTAAGGATTTCCTCTGCCGCCCATCGTCCATAGCTTCTTTTTCGAAACTCATACTTTGGCCAATTTCTTTCCGGTTCAAACAAGTCGAACATATAATCTTCAATTACTGAAATAACTCGACTGTCCATAGGGTCCTCCCGAACAGAAAAGAAGAGTCCCTGTTAGGACTCCTCAATTTCGTCATCTCTTTTGGCAAGTGCTTCGTTTACCTTTTCTTCGATTTTTTCATCCATCTTCTGCTCGTTGACCCAATCGGTTACAAGCGTTGCCGCCACTCCGATCACAGTCGCTGCCAGACCAAGAACTTTAATCAATTTACTTTTAGTAGTCATAAAGCGATTACCTCCTTTTCATAATAGAACTTGCAATTTTTGCGAACTACTCAAATTTGTTAAGTGCCATCGTGTCAATGGTGATGCATTCCAGTCCGTCTTCCAAAATCGTTTTCTGATTGTCGAAATCTAACCAATAGGCATCCATTTCTTCAACCATGTAGGTTATGTCCCATCCCATCTCATCGCCGTTAGCAACCCCATCAATGCCAAGAAATGATAGGTATTCATTTAAAGAACAGTCGCCCCTCAATGCAAGATTCCGATTCACATGGTATTGAGCGTTTAATACAGCCGCCATCGTCGTGGTAAAATACTTCTTCGATATAAGATCGTAGAAGAGCAGTTGCTCGCTTTCCGGGTCCATATCCATGTTATAAACCTGATAACCCCAATCACTCGAAGCAACTTTTGCGTCTTTTGCCATTTCAGCATGGATTTTATCATCCGCATCATTCCCATAGACTTTTTTAGCTGCCTGCCGGTATTGTTTGTAGGATTCGTTGAGCATGGCGTATGCGCTCGTCAAAGCTGCTTGATTTCGTTTGTCCATCACACCAATACCAATGATACAGGTAACAGTCCCAACGCCTATTAAGACTGACGGAATATAACATTTCCAAGTTGTTTCCACCAGTTCCATAGGGGTAAGCTTATCCGTTTCCAGCTCATCTTTCTTGGCTTTGATAAGCCGCAGCGCTTTGGGTGTTGCCCGTACTGCCGTTACAGCCGTACCAACAACGCCGACGATTCCTAAAGCGGTTAGGATTGTTGGGGATGATCGTCGTAACCCCGTTGTGAATTTGCCCATATGTTTTCTCCTTTCAAATATAGAATTTCATCTTGGAATAACGGCATCCGGATTTAACACCACCATTGAGTCACAGTCCCAGCCATACAACTCAAAATGTAAGTTACCAGAAGCTGTATCTGCATACTCATCCCCGTACCAACAAAGTTCTATCGCATCAATTCCAAGACGAACACACTTTTCAAAATCGATAAGATAACAAGAACTAACTCTCGAATTCTTAATACAGGGAAGTCTACTAAGTTGTGACGGTGTGCTAATAATCGCAATTTTACTTTCATCCTTCATGACAAATTCGAAAGAACAATCTTCATTACATTCTCTAAATTCTTCTATGGCACACCAATTCTTCCAACCAAAAGAAGCGTTTTTTCTCGACGCCCAAAGACCACCTTTTGGTTTTACCCAACAACGTTTGTTTTTAATTGGAAAATTTAAAAGAGGATTAAACTGTGTTGCCCCATAATGAATATAAATTTGCCTATTCATAAGTTTTCTCCTTTCATTTTGGCAAAAAATAAAAGAGCCGTTGCCGACTCCAAATCTAAGAGAAGCAGATAAGATTCGAACTTATAACTTCCACGGGTGTGTGGCGCTCTACCAATTGAGCTACTGTCTCTCCATAATATAACCTGTAAATTTCGCGTAAAAAGAAAAAGAGCCGCTGATAACGGCCCAATTTCCTTTAACTCAAACCAATCTTTTTCAGAATCTTCACGAGTTCTTCCTTTTCCAGTTCAGCATCTACATCCAGATGAACATGCGTCTTACCATCGGTAATCGTGGTTTTTATTTCATTAAGCTGGATATCAATATCATATCCGAGCTTTTTTCGTAATACCATCTTTACCAGTTTTGAAATCATATTCGTTGTGAATTTAGACACGATCTTCATTTCGTCCATACTCCTTTTACTCCTTTCAAAATCTGTTGATTTTTCCATAAAAGAAGCTGTAAATTTAGCGTCTAAATATCACGTCTGTCAAAGACCGTCTCCCATCGTTCTCTCGCAATTGGCTTCATTTTCAACGCCCACATAATCTGCCGGACGGTAACAGTAGGGTAGAGACCATCTTTACATTCTCCAGATCGTTCGTCAAAGTATTTCTTGAATCCAGGATGTAAATATAAATCATCCGTAAGCCAGGGGTCAACCTCACTCCACCAGGTACTCTTTGTTTCAGAATCATATCGCTGCTGAATAACAGCCAATCCTTTATCATTTATTTGAAAGAGGGTGCAACTGTTATAAACCGGATGTTCACAAATATAAAGTTTGCCATACATAGAAAGATAAATAGTCGGCTTTTTGTAATGATATCTCATGCCAGCCTCCTAAAAGCAAAAGAAAGAGCCCTCGTCAGGACTCCCTCTTGTGTTGATAATTCTTTAATCGTCAAATAGTTTACATGACGTTTTGCAATGTGGATACGGACCTCCACAGGCTCTGCATCCCGCCGGCGGAATATCGCCTCCATAACTCTTATGTACGCTTGATGTCCATTCCACTTCTTCGTCATCTTCGTACTCATACTCCATTTCATCTACTTCCCATCCGCATGATGGGCAGGCGTAAATATCACATCCGCCGTTTGGATCTTCCCAGCGTTCCATTACAGCCCCACATTTGTTGCAAATCGCATACCCGTTATTCAGGTATTCTACCAATTCCATACCTTCGGGTCTGATAATTTTTTGGCTCATAAAGTCATTACCTCCTTGATAATCTGAAAGTAACGGTATTATTGTACGGTTACTCTCTGTATTAAGTCAAGAGATAAAGAGCTCTTTTGCATCTCCTTTCCATAATAGGGGCTGTAAAAATCACGAAGAAAAAACGAAAAGGACATGCTTTTCACACGTCCTCTCGTTCTGGAACTTTCAAATTCCTTATTTCTTTGTGGGTCTAAAACGGTTAAATAATCCTCTGAATGTTGTTGAGGTGTATGTTCCGTTCTCCTCGAACTTAAATCCCCTGCGCATCCATACCGCATAGAACATCAACGGCAGCACCAACTCAGCCGCAGCTATACCCAGCTTGAAGTATCGGTCTTTGACCTGCTCGGCTAACTGGTTCTTCTTGAATTCATCATCGTTTTTACGATTTTCCGATTTCTCCTCAAAGTCCAGCGCCGTTTTAGTCTCATCGACCCTCAGCTTGTACAGCGTTGCCAGATTTTCTGTCGCCGTTAAATGCTCTTTGCTCCCAAATTGCAGAGAAGATAATGCTTCGATTTCTGCTCTAATCTCCTCATCCAACAAGTTGCGAATTTCTTCCATTTTGTTTCTCCTTTCATCGGTTTTATCAGTTTCCATAAAAGGAACTGTTATTTCTGCGAAATATAACTTTTGAGGTTGACTTTAAGAATTATATACTTCTTGGATGCTACGGCATCTACATCCTTGGACAGTTCCAGAAACATAAATGGTCCATCCGGGTCAGAGGTATCGATCCGTAAAGTGCCAAAATCCAAAGGTTTGGTTACCATTCTGGTTATAATCGAGCCAACCACGATACCGATTGCAAAGATGATTATAAGTTCCATAGAGTTCTCCTTTCAAAATGTTTTTCAGAATCTTCCACCCGGGAATTTTTCAGATATCAAAATACCACGTTTTTCCGTCACCTGCGTACTGGATTTCTAAGCTAGGATAAAAAGAAAGAGCCCTTGTTAGGACTCCTTCCTGCTTTTATGTCGTGATACGAGTTTTATGATACCGTAAACAGTGACAAAACAGATTGTACTTCCAATAGCACCAATAACGTAACCTTTGTGCAATCCAGATCTAACTCCTTCTCCCCAGTATGCACATAAAGTTTCACGATGGTCCACTAAAAGCTCATTTAGTTCTTCTCGTCTCTTTTCATTTAACATAAAATCACGTCTCCTTTCATAAAAGGAGCTGCTATTTCTGCGAACCCTCACCTTCATAGATGATTTTCTTTCTCAAATCAGACCACGAAATATAACGTTTCTTCCTACAGACTGGACAGAAGAACTTAATTACCTTGCCACCGATGTCTTCCAAATCCTGACTGTCCGCTTCCAACCGGCTTTGACAATTCGGGCAGTTGAACCGATAGACCTTCTTTACTGCAATGTCTACGATCTTCATATCAACCACGCTCCTTGTTTAGCAGCCAGAAGAATCGTCTGTACAAGTCGTAATAGACATCCTTGCAGCATGGAATATCTAATCTAGCTTTCAAACAGTCATAAGAGATGCCATTCGTAACAGCCTGCAAAATATAAGTTCCAAGCACTGCGTCAGTTTCTTCAGCCACCAGTTTCACCAAATCCATTCTGTCGGAGTAAAATATCCTCGCCTCTGCACATTTCGCTGTCGGATCGCCAAGATGCTGCCGATTTGAAAACAAAACTAAATCGGTTGGTCTCTTAGCCAACCCGTCCAAGGCTAAGTATGCTTTCTTCCAGATAGGGTACTGGAGACAAAAATGCTTCAGCTCGTAATAACGGTGTTTTTCAATCCAATATGGATTCTTCTCAGACAGCTCCGGCCGTATCGTTGTTCCCATCAGCGCTTCTCTCCTTTCCACAAATAGCCCGTTTCTTCATAGAGGAGCTTCGGAGAAATATAGAAATTGATACGTCCGTACCTCGAATTCATCTCCTCAATGTTGGTTACAAGTTTGCCGTTTCGAGTGGCCTTTCCAATTGGAAGCCATCCAGATATGATTCCGGCTCTTACCCAGGATGCATCCTTACCGTACACTCTGGCTGCGACGACCACCGGCACCGAACCCGACTCAAATATAATTTCTGCCATTGGCTCTCGCCTCCTTTCAACGGCTATTCTAGGATAAGAACTGCTTTTAGTAAAAACAACCTCGGTGGTTTAGTGACTACAAGGGAATCTGCACTTTCTGAGAAATCCACCGAATCATAGTCATCTCACAGGGATAATCCTCGTATCCGATCGTCTCGCAAGTAATAAGTCCCTCAATCACGCCTCGGATAATTTCTGCCTCATACTGCTTGTACGGAAAAATATCATCTGGAAGCTCTCTATGTAAATGTCCACATTTGATACAGCGTAATCTCCGGACCTTAATCCAGTTTGTACTTCTCCTTTTTGTCCGTACAACTCTCGGAACGCTGTCGTAGTATTTCAACGCTCCGCCGCAATCAGGACAGGTTGATTCGTCATGAGTAATCATATACATCACCTCCAGAGTGAAAAAATAAGTGTAGGAGTAGTTGACAATTCCTACACTATGATATATGATTACTAATGGCAAATCAACAGAAACTCAGAGATTTGTCAAGAAAGGAGTGAGCGCACCATGCTGATGCAATGTCCAGAATGCCAACTGCAAGTAAGTGATAAGGCAACCTACTGCCCTCATTGTGGCTATCCAATGCAGCCGGACCTAAAACCAAGAAAACCTCGCAAATCCAATAAGCGAAGAAGATTGCCAAACGGATTCGGACAGATAAGCGAAATCAAAGGAAGAAATCTTCGGAATCCGTTTCGTGCTATGGTTACAGTTGGAAAGACTCCGACTGGACGACCTATTTGTAAGCCGCTCAAACCGGAGTCGTACTTTCCCACTTATAATGATGCCTATGCTGCTTTGGTAGAATATAACAAGAATCCATATGATTTAGAGCCAGCCATAACAGCAAGAGAACTTTATGAAAAATGGACAGAAGAATATTTCAAGACTCTGAAGAACGATGCGAGCGCAAGAGCCGTTACCTCTGCTTGGGCATATTGTTCGTCGGTTTATGATATGCGGGTAATGGATATCCGGGCACGCCATGTAAAAGGCTGCATGGAAGAAGGCGTAGCTGTAGTCAGGGGAAAAGAGCAGCGGCCAAGTGCATCCATGAAAAATAAAATTAAATCCTTGTTCAACCTCATGCTGGATTACGCTTTGGAATACGAGATTGTTGATCGCAACTACTCCAGAAGTTTCAATCTGACAGAAGAAACCATCAAAGAAATCCAGACCGTTAAAAAGGAACACATCCCGTTTACGGATGAAGAAATTGCATTGCTTTGGGAACATGTGGACGATAAACGGTATGTTGACGCAATCTTGATTCAATGCTATTCTGGATGGAGACCGCAGGAACTTGGATTGATACGGTTGGAAGATGTTGATTTGGAGAATTGGACTTTCAAAGGCGGTATGAAAACAGATGCCGGTACCGATAGAGTTGTTCCGATTCATTCAAGGATACAATCACTGGTTCTCCGAAAATATAAGGAGGCAGAAACTCTTGGGAGCGAATACCTTTTCAACTGCACTGATCCAGACAGCAACCGGAAAAATATAAAGTTCACATACAACCGGTATCAAAAGGGATTTACAAGAATCCGTGATGAACTGAAGTTGAATCCGGACCATAGGCCACATGACGGACGAAAACATTTCGTGAGCATGGCAAAAAAATATGGCGTCGATGAATACGCCATCAAATATATGGTCGGACATAAGATTTCTGACATCACTGAAAAAGTGTATACAGCAAGAGAGTTTGACTGGCTGCGAGAGGAAATAGAAAAAATAAAATAGAATGTCTTTTGTGTAGGAATATTGGTATAGGAGTGGTGCAGGAATAATATACGATTTACATACATTTCCCTGCTTTTTACCACTTCTAACCGCTTTTAAAAGTATTGATTTTACTGGGTTTTTCGCAAATAGCCAGCTTAGGAAGTTTCTATTATGGAAACAAAAAATCCAGTATTTTCAATGCTTTCATCGGTGAAGTGTAGGAATAGTCAAGAAATAAACGACTTTTCTACACTTTCCGATACATTGTTTTACCCTTTATTTCAGAGCCGGAAATATCTTCAATGTTGTTCCCATTCAAATCCTGAAGGGTATCGTAAAAGCACTGTTCGTCCGGATAATTGCTGAACAACGTTCCGGTAACTATTGTACCATCTGCCAGGTGTGCAGTGCAACCCTTGAATAAGGTATCGGGAGTAACCGTATCGTTCGTGAGGTCGATTAGAATCTCTGTACCGTAAACGACCTTATTTACAGCCATCTAATCACCCCGCAATCGTTACCGTTGTACCCCCTGCCGAATTAGCAGACTCAACGTAGGCAATAGGATTTATCACAACCTGGGACAGATAATCAACTCCGTCATCAGGAAGGATTGTTTGCTTTACCGTAGAAGGCGTCGCGGTCTTTGCCTGCGCCGTAACGTCCGAAGATGGTTCACAGTCACCCTCTACTCCCAGAACATTGACACCCTTCTTAATATTGCCGGGTATGAGCTTAGCCCTTTCAGTTGCATCAAGCTGTACCGTTCCTGAGCCGTCATGATAACCGATTGGAATCGTATAGACCGAATCTTTGTCTGTAATCTCCTCGGAAACGGCCCCATTGTTCTTCATGGTACCGGAAACTTTGTTACCTCTTGCGTAGGCTGTTTGCCCGTTGAGAATTTCAGCAGCGGTTGCAGTAGCATCCGTAGAATCCACATCAAACAGGCAAGTGCCTTCGATTACTTCACCGCTCTTGTCGTGGGCAGTATAACCGGCCAGCAGTTTATCTTTTGTAACACTGTCACCGGTCAAATCAATCAAAGTATTGCCCCCGTAAATCACTTTATTGATCGCCATTTGCATCCACCTCCTTTGCAATATAAGCGGTCGTGCCGTTGGACTCGTTGCTGGTTTCCCAATAAGGAACCTCCGTAACCAAAATATCCTCCTTCAGCACCTTATTTGCGGTGTTCAAAATTTGAGAACCGGATGCTTTGGGAACGACCTTATAATCCCCGGAGTAAGTGTCATATTCCCTTGTCACGCAGATTGACCCATTCAGACTTTCAATCCCTGAAAGAGTCCCTTTCAGAACAGATTCGCCCGATATTTTTCCGCTTAACGAATCCAGCGCCCGTATACCGCTCATATCAGCACACCTCCTCCGTTATTTTAATTTTAGAGGCAGTGATGAACGTATCCACTTCTCCGGACTCCTTCGTCAATTGGACATCGTACACATAAGTTCCAAAAGCGAGGTCTTTTGTATCTTCCGGGTTCAAAACCAGTTTCAGCGTATCAATCGGAATATCTTTTACCAGCAAAGTATCTTCATCCGTATAGTTGGATTTCATCGCGAAACGAACAGAATCCCCTTCGGATGGTACATATGGATCTCCATTTGATTGGGTAATGGAAATCTGAGCCATGAAAGTATCGCCCCGCGTAAGAGTAATGGTTGTTCCGGAAACCTTATAGCTCATAGCTCTCCTCCATTTCTGTCTGGCAATCAAAAACGGCTATACCCTCCACAATAATAAAAGCCGCCCACACACGATAGGCAGCGAATCATAGAAGAGTATAGCCATAAAGATTGCATTTGCGATGTTATTTGGCGTCCTTGTTGTAGTTTGCAGCGCTGATTCCCAGAAGAACGCCCAGGAAAGTGTCAACAGCCGTAATGGTACCGACTACCTGCTCGCCACAGGGCAGACCCCAGATGCCGGCCAGAGCAAAATATAAAGTGCCGGCTGCCGGAAGCAGATACTGCGCAATCCATTTCAGGGTATCGTAGGTTTTGTTACTCATCTTCATGATTTGTTTCCTCCTTAAAATCCAAGTTGTTTAAAAATATATCCGAGAATGATTCCGATAATGGCGGTTACTGCGTAACCAACTACTTTCCGCCACATATCTCCATCCCGGCTTTCCAACGTTTCCAAACGTTTTCCCTGAGAGACCTGTTCTTTTAACATGTTCTCCATGTTTAAAGCGAGTTTCTCCACAGAGGTGCTGATAAAAGCGACCTGTTTTACGGTTTCTTCAAGAACTTCCAAACGATGATTCTGCCGGTTGTTCTCGTCTTCTAACCGCTTATTTTCCGCATCCATGCTGCGTCGAAACTCGTTGTGTTCTTCACGAGAAATATAATCTCCTTCCATGCTTATTTATTCCTCCTTATCAAATATAACAAGCTTTTTCCCAACAATTGAAAGCGTCTTATCAAACAAGTCTTCATACAGCGTTATAAGATTTTTTCGTTGTTGTCTTGATAAAAGCTTGTAGAAACTGCCCATCCAGCCTCGGAACATATTCTCAATATTCTCGTATGGGATTTCTCCATTAGCAACTTTTATAGCCAGTTTCTTTAGCTTTCTGCGCATAGTCGTAACCCTATCCGGGTTGATTCTTTTAACGATTTTTCCATCCTTGGTAAGTGTGTATTTCACTTGCAGGAATTTGTATGTACTGGATATTTTAACGATGCGAGTCTTCTTCTCGTTGATGTGAATACCCAGTTCTTTGGCGATTACACGAATATGCTCAAGCAAGTCCACCAGTTCTTCTTTGCTTAGGTTCATGATGTACCAGTCATCCATATAACGACCGTAAAATTTCTGGCTTCTTACATATTTCACATAGTTGTCAATGCGGTATGGATAGTAAATCCCGATGACTTGTGAAAGCTGATCGCCAATGTTTACCGATTTTTCCATCCACTTCTCGCCGGTTAATTGTTCCTTGGGTATTTCCCTGTAATCCAGCTTGTTAAACGTTTCGGTCATACAATTGGCGTATTCTTCATCTGTCATGTAAGAAACATCAATTTTGAACCCGTCAAATATAAGTGTTAGAAGCCAGTCAATAAACTCGTCATCGTCAAAGAGCTTTAACAGTTCCCGCTTCGCTATCTCATGAATGATATTGTCGTAGAATTTTGAGAAGTCTCCGAACAGAATCCATCCTTCGTTGCCATACTGCTTGTAGTACCGTCGGAGATGCACCTCAAAACGCTCTCTTTGGTGTGAAATTCCTCTACCTTTGATGGAAGCGCCATTATCATAAATAATATGCTTCTTGACCTCTGGTAACAAAATCTCGTCACATAAAGCATGGCGAACAATACGGTCTCTGATTCGGATACTTGATATAGGTCTTACTCGGCCCCGCTCAGACAGAGAAAACTCCTCAACAGGACCATTTTCTAAAGTCCGGTTAAGAAGGTCTTCCTGGATAGAAAATATGTACCTTAGAAAGTTCATCATGAACTTCTGCGTCGTTTCTTTCCATTTACTGCCTTTTACGGAAGCCTTGTAAGCCCTATACAAGTTGTTGGCGTCAGACAAAATCTCTTCATACGTCATAATTATTCACCGTGATAGCAATACTTACC